TTTCTTCTTGCAAGCCATTTTAGTTCTCCTCTATTTAATCTCACTGATAATGTCACTGACTTTACTATTAGGGTCCCTGCTAGCTGCTACACCGACACCCACCTTCTGCGAAGCCCTACCTAGGGTGTACGTGGCCGCAATACTCGCTATCACGGCCTCCACGCCTAGCTTAAGATAACCCGAGAGTAGCGTGGCTAGTATAGCTAGGACTGAAATTGCCATCGAATTACTTAGTCTCATATTTAGGCTCCTTAATCAAATACTCACAATCCATAGTATTTTTATTAGTGCCTCGTAGTTGCTTAGTTATAATATCTTGTGATATGTTTAAAACATCGGATGCCATAACTATACTGGCGTATAAAAAACCTAATACAAACGCTGGTTTTCGTCTACCAACCGCTGTCTTATTGGACCACTCTGCTGAGTGTTTAATCCCTAACCCTATTCCTTTTCTGTTTTCTGACATCAGTCTTTTCTCTTCGGCTGTACGTGGTATGCCCTTGTTCCAAGCGGGTCGTCCTTTATGTGCTTCGCTATTTATTCTCCTAAGTTCCTCTGAGGCTTTACCTGGACCATTTCCTCCTAATTCCAGGTTATAGCCGCAGCTTGAATTAGTTGAATCGTATGCTTCGATGAGCAGTTTTTCAGCCATATCTAATTGAAACTGAGATTCGCAGATACATACTACGGTAAATTCAAAATTAGGGATACCATATTTTCTCATGGCTTTATGGATATAAGCATTACTCTTTCCTGTGCGAGCAGAACTTTTATGCCCTCCCCATCTAGCCCTAGGATTCTTTGCGATAGTCTGCCCTATGTACACTTTATTGTTTATATTGTTACTTATTCTATATATTACTCCATACATATCAATAAGCCCATGTCGGTTTGCTATCTAATTCAACATCACCTGAAAATGAATAGATATTTGAATTATTTGATGAGTGAGAAATATATATATTTGAAGTATTAGGTTCAGTATACTGGTAGCTGATATACACAGCTGGACCGTTAGCTTGTTGCGCTGAAATAGCTTGATAATAATTAGCTATATTTTTAAATTTAATCCCGTTAATTCCTAAAGAAATCGTTGTTCTTACCGTACCATTTAGTATAACTCCTATGTTAAATTTTAATCTCCATGTATTTCCTTGTGTCTGGTACGGAATTAATACGGCTCTATAGACCGTAGTCAAGGAGCCACCAGCGGAATCTGAGGTCAGAGAAATAGTAGCCTTAACCCCACCATTGTAAGCAAGATCATTAGTACCACTAGCCTTGTCAGCAAGATAATCCTTAAGCCCTAATCTAGTAGCAGTGACGTTATCTAGCTCGGCATTAGTAGCGGGGAATATGCCAGCTACGCCTGAGGATACAGGGGGTATATACACGTCGACAGGGAGAACGCCTTCCATGTTGGTATCAGCCCATGTTGGTTTTGAGGTTAATAATAATGTCTCAGACAAAAGAATATTTGTGCTATTTGATGTTGATGACCAAGTTATTGTTCCATTGCCATTAGTTGTATATGCCGAAGATGCTCCCCCATTTGGAAGAGATGCAACTACTTGAGAACCTGAAAAAGATATCCCACTTATAACTATAGTTCCAGATGTTGCAGAAGATGTTACGGCATTTATGTTTAAAGCTATACGCCATACCCCTGCGCTATCGGCAAAAGCCACACCTGATGCAAAATTAGTAGAACTATAATTAGTGCCGCTAAGGGAAAGTGTTACTTCCTTAGTCCTCTTAGTACTAGCCGTTAGTGGAATGAAGACGTTGCTCGAACTCACGCCTAAAACGTTTGAAGGTGCCATGTTTATTCTCCTCTCAATGTGGCTATATCAGCTTTTAATTGCTCAATTTGTGCTTGCTGTTCTTGGATTGCTTTTACTAATACAGGGACTATCTGGACGTACTCCATTCCTAGTTTAGTGTTTTCAGAATCGTCTATATTTTCTTTCGTATCAAATACAGCTTCAGGAATTACCTTTAATGTTTCTTGAGCACTAAAACCAACTTTATGAATACCCCATTGGTCATATTCAATTGGTTTTAAACAAAGCACTGTCTCAAGACCGTAGCGACAAGCGGCTATATTATCTTTTGTACGCTCATCTGATGTTTGTGTACCGACTACGGTTCCGCTTGTTGTCCCTATGTGGGATGCTGTTGTCGATGTTCTAAATTGATCCGAGTTATCAACCCAAAAGAAGTTATTAGATCCGCCATCCTCTGGTCCTAATCCCATATATCCACAAGTTTCTGTTATACCAGAATGCTTATATACGCCAAAAGTCACAGATCTATCTGACGATCCAGATCTTCTCCCTGTTACTTGTATAAAAGAGTTTTGACTATCTGCCAAAGCTAATGATGTTATTGATTGCCCTACGATTCCTGAAGACGTATATACTTCAAATTTTGTTGATGGTGTAGATGTTCCAATTCCTACCCTATCCGTACTTGCATCCACAAAAAATAAATTCTGATCAGTATCGCCTTCTATTCTAGTATCTGAATCGGCACCTGATTCATTTATTATCACGCCTCTTGTAAAAGTATTTCTTCCACTAGCTGTATATGATTCAATGGTATCTGCCTGAATTGTCCCACTAACAGGGAAATTGCCACTCCACGTCCCACTAAGAGGGGTCTGTGACACCGCAACTACCCAGTGACTATCTATGCTGTCCCAAGCGAAGGTAGCTGTCATCTCAGGATATCCGAACTCTACCGTAGTCTGTGCTGTGCTATTATAATAGATTGTCTCTGCCCCTGCCCCATCCACAATCAGCTTATAGGTAGGGTATGGGTTATTCTTAACACTAACCTGAATAACTGCCTCGGCCACACCCGCTGGTAGCGTAATCGTACTATTAGCACTGGCGCCGCTCATATCCACGAGATACCACTTACCGGCCTCAGCTGTGAAGTTACCAGTACCCTTAGCTTCAGTAATGAGGCCTCCGCCAATCACGTTCCACTTAGAGTTATAATATGCCTTAACTTTATTAGCGGTAGTGTCTAAGAATACGGAGCCCGTAGCTGCCGTAGGGCCTGACTCACCCGCCTTCTGAGGTAGGAGGATTGCATTTGTTGCGCTGGCTGTCCCGCCGTTAATGTATTTATTAGTAAACGTCTCCACCCCTCCTACCGTCGCAAATCTTCCTGAAGCGTTCGGTAGGGTAAGTTGAATGTTCTCACTGATATCTGGCAGAGTTATTTGGGCCGTATGACTCTCGTCATTGGAGTCTAATATATCGATTCGGTCCTTAGCCTTTATAATATTTCCTTGAACCGTACCAGTAGAAGTTATATCAACGACACCAGTCATGTTATTACTATCGTCAACTGATATACTGGTCTGCTCCAAGGACTTCCCGTCTGTGCCAGATGTCTTAACTAGGCGGTTATCTGTTACCGTACCTAGTCCGTTTACTCTGCCGTCAACGTCTCCTTGTAGTTCTTGTAAAGCCGCTTGAACCTCGGTCGCCGCCAAGTTACCTACCGGCACAACGCTTATTGCGCTGGCATCATGAGCGTCCACCGTATCAGATAAGTGATTACTTAGGTCGCTGGCCAGAGCCCTCGTGTCTACATCTGACTGTAACTCGTTTAAAGCCGCCTGCACATCAGTGGCTGCCAAATTACCGCTAGCAACAGAACTAATGGTTGAAGCTGCGTGAGCCCCTGTGGTGTCCGATAAGTGGTTAGATAGATCAGAGGCCAAGGCCCGTGTATCTACGTCGCTCTGAAGCTCATTTAGAGCCCCCTGAACGTCTGTTGCGGCCAGGTTACCACTTGGGGTATTGCTGATCGCCGATCCAGCATGAGCTCCGGTCGTATCACCAACGTGATCCGTTAGGTCGCTGTTCTTAGCCACCGTGAAGCTGCCGTCTGGTATAGTGACTGTCTGGTTTACTGTGGCAGCCGTAGCGAAGGTCGTAGTAGTAGAGGCCGTAGCCGCACTAGAGTCGAAGGCTACTTTCTTAGTAGGAGTCCCGCCATCGTTATTAACAACGACCGCCTTACCGTCGATAGTAAGCATATCCTGGCCATTAACTGCCACAGATATGTTGCCGTTATTGGCTGCATTTCTCCAAGTGATGACATCGCCGTTAGCTAGACGCACCAAGCCCGTCGACCCAGCTGGGGTCGTTCTAGATGCAATATAAGCTGTCTTGATTCCAAAATTGGGGCCTAGGTCTAGGTCTGCTACTAGAGGCTTAGAAACGCCAGAGCCAGTGAATATAGCGGCGTTAACAATTGCTTGCAATAGTTCGGTGGTTGAAGGTCCCCATGAGCTTTCTCCGGTCTTAGGTATCTGTCTTGTAACTCCGTTTATATTTACATTAGTTGGCATGTAAACTCTCCTAGTTAGGATGGGTGAATAATTAATATAGTAACGCCGATATCGGCGGAATAGATGTAAGATTAGTTAGAGGTGAAGGGACCCCGTAGGGTCCCGATTTAGAATGAAAAATCAGCTGTTGCTCACAGAATTAAAAAGCACGCAATGAGCAGGAGAAGGTAAAAAGAGGGCCTGGTCACAAAATAGGCGAGCTTCGATACCGCCGTAAGATTGCATATCGAAAAGCATCTCACCGTCAGAACCTGGGCGGCTGAAAGTAAGGTCGGTAGAACCGATACGGCTTGCTTTAGCACTTGGGAAAGCGATCGCCTGAGATTCCCATACAAGTGGGTGAGAAACGATTTCGATTGGTCCGTTGCTACCAACGTACTCAATCTTAGATACGCCGCGATCACCAACAGATGTTTTAGCTGTATACTGGCGAAGAGCCGCTTCGTCGTTAGCCATTGTTGCGAAAGTCTGAGGGTTAACAAGAACCATCGCCTTCTCAGCAAGCCCACGACCTACAGCCTTACCTACACCTTTAAGGACAACCTTAAGATTTAGGTTACCAGTAACAGTTGCGCTGTTACCTGCCCATGCAGAGTAAGAAGCGGCGCTGATTCCATATAGTAAGCCGGTGTTAGAAACGATGCTTCTTAAGCCAACCATTTCGTTAGCTTTAGCGCCATAGAAGTAAACATTGTAAGCAGCTGCTTCTAGAGCAGTTACCAAGTTACCTGCCTGTGTACCGTTTCCGCACTCTACTACAACTGCCTTGTTGTCGAGATCTACAGACACAACTGCGAACTTGTTAAGTACGCCGCCGTCTGGAGTAACGCCGATGCCTGTGCTGTTGTCAGAAGCTGCAAAGAAAGAAATGTTAGCATTCTCAAGACCTGCGATAAGAGCGTCTGAGCAGAAAAGAGGGTCGATAGCTACTTTAACTTGGCTTGTGTTAACTACGGCGGTAATAGCATCGCCGGCGTTAGAAGCGTCAGTTACCAAGAATCCCTTGCTACCGTGGATCATTTGCGCCTCAAGACGGAAAGCAGCAGACTCCATCATGCACATAAATTTGTGTGCTGTCTGATCGATGAAAGCGGCTTTGTTGCTTGCCATAGCGTGAGCTGCTGCATATGTCCAGCCGGCACGTAAAGTCATCTGAGAGCCACGTACTTTAGCGTCGTCAACGTTAGCACTGATGATTCCTTCAAGGGCGGTTGTTAGAGATTCGCCGTAGCTGAATCCATGTTCGCGTGTAAGAGAGACAGCCTTAACAAAATCGCGTCCTATCTTGTTAGCTGCGTCAAATTTAATTTCCTTCTTAAGTACGGCGTAATCAGGAAGAAGCGACTCTAGCTTCTCGTCTGAGTATACGTCTTTCATTAAACCGTCGAGTGTAGTTTTTGTTTGTCCTGCATTCTGAGCCATGGTAATTATCCTTTTATAAAATTAAAAATTAAATGTAAACTTATAAGTCAACTTAGTATTAAATTTTCGATTGGCCGGCCGCCCGTAGGTTAGGCTCGACGTCTAATTCCTTAACCCATGTTGCCTCTTGATATCCCTTAACCACTCATCAGGTGACTTGGGGATGTCCTTCTTTGGTTTAGGTTCTTCTGAACGTTTCTGAGGTTCAGCTACTGGATTCTTAAGCTTCTCTACGTCCCTTTTACGTACTTTCTTAAGGTTCTCTTCGCCTAAGAACTCAGCAAGGCTATCGGCGTCCAGTCCGTCAAGAAGCGCTGCTTTGAGCGCCTTAATCTCACGCTCAACGATAACAGCGGCCTGCTTAGCGGTCATTCGGTAGCCTTCTAACTCAGCCTCATACATTTTCTCAGCCATCTTAGCAATGATCTCTGGCTTCCGAGGAAGCTTAGAGCCAGATAAGGCGGCCTCAAATTCATTCTCGTATTCTTTAGTAAATTCCTCTGTCATCTTCAGTAATTCTGCTTTTTCCGACTCCTCCTGCTCTTTCTTTTGTTTTTCTTCAGCCTCGGCCTTTATCTGGGCCTCGCGCTCTTCATATTCTTTAAGTTTTCGCTTAAGCTCCATAGCCTCTTTTTGCTCTGGGGTCATTTGCTCCAACTTAAGTTGCTCAATCAAGAAGTCCTCAGCGGCTTTCCTAGAGTCAACGCCGAATTCCTTAAGAACGGTCCAAGGGTCGCTCTTCATTGCCTCCTTAAGGCGGGCTGCCTCAGCTTTCTCAGCTGCTGCTGCCTTTCTCTCGGCTGCGGCCTCTTCAAATCTCTTGTTGGCGGCCTTAACCTTTGAATAAGACGCCATCAATTCGTCGACATCCACGTCCTCTTCACGGCCGTCCACCTTCACCTTGAATTTACTCGGGTTTTTTGGTGATTCCGCTTCTGAGGCCTCTGGCTTCGATTCTGAGACGTTTTTACCCTCGGCCGCTACCTCGGTATTGGCTGACTCATTTGAGGGCGCTGTAGACGATTCTACGGCCCCTGCGCTAACTGCTTCTGTTGTCATTGTGGTGCTCCTCCAGATAACTGTTGTAATTGATCGTAACTCTGGGCGGTCATTTGGTCCGCCCCTTCAGGTAAATTTGGTTGGCTCGGCATATTCATTGGTGGCTGACCAGGGCTAGGTGCTGCCTGAACCTCATTTATCGGCGCTGCCTCCATGCCTTGCGGCGGAGGAAGTGGCTGATTACCTAGCATCTGTAGAACCGCTGGGTCAGTATTGCGTAATATATCAATATGCTGCTGAACATGCTGTATATACGCCTCTACTACCTTAGGATTCTCTCTAGCTTCAATGTTAGCTAGCACTGCCTTATGGTCTACCAAGTGCTTCGCATGCGAGTCACTTAATACGGCCATCGGCGTAATACCGTCCGCTATCTTCTCGTTCTCTTGCTGGATTAACATACCCTCGATTACCGTCGGGTCTGTCAACATGTCAAGATTACCAGTCTCAACAACCATCATATACTGCTCAGGCTTGGTTATTACCCCGTTTTGCAGAAGATTGCTGGCCAACTCTACCTTACCGGCCGTTGTACTCATGACAGCATTACGTTGCTGCACCGTAACTCGATCAATATCGTAGATGTCGTCCGACTTAAACTCTTTTAAGTACGCTTTATTGTACTTTCCTACAATACTTATGTACCTAGGATGCTTAGCGAACTTCTTAAGCATACGAAGTACCAATGTTCCTACTACTTCGACCGCCATGTTGTAGGATGCTGATATATCTGAGTTAAATGTGATGGCTTGCGCCGCCACAATCGCCAAAGCGTTACCAGATCTTAAGTTAGGTCCGGGAACGCCCCGCACTACTTCGTTAATACCGCTTAGTTCCTGCATCTTACTCTGCAAAGTACCTAGAAGATTGTAGGTTTCTGGTGCCGACTTCGTTAAATTAACCGGCTTTAGCTCTGCATCCGACTCTACAAGCATCATTCCGTCCGCTAGGTCCGAAACATTGATGTCATTGTCTCTAGAAGTCTGGATAACCTGCTTGGCGAACGTCACGTTATTCGACACAACAGCCGAATACAGCTTGTCAGACGCCTCTTGTATGCCGAGTAAGTCCCACATCGGCGAATAACCCAGCGAAGTCCCGTCAAAATCCTTAGGTGCTAACCTAGAAAGCGGAATACTGTCGTAAGGTAGAGGAGAATCAAGAAGCTTTTTAGTTTCAACGAAGAAAATGAGACGCCCTTCTGGTAAAGCCGCACTCTTTCTGTGGTAGAACGTATAAAATGGGATAACATCTGTGTCACCGGCGTCTCCTCCACGGACTAAATAGTCCAAATCCCTCTGCTCTGACTTCAAAGTAGAGTTATCTAACCTCAGAATCTCCTCAGCACTAGATGGGAACTTAGCCGCTAGCTCATATTTATTGACCTTCTGTGCGGTAATTACCCAGTCTTGCTCACCTTCTTTATAAATATCACGTATAACTTGCAGCATGTGGTATAAACTGAAGCGTATGTCGCCTTCCATATAGGGGCGGCCCTCTTCAGTCATGCCTGCTATCTCGCCCATATTGGCGTCCCAGTCAAGACCTATCCAGCCCTCGGCATACTTAATAGCATAATCACATTGCTTTTTAAGTAGGTTCTCTACTTTATTCTCGCGCATGTAATATTCTAAAATAAGTTCGCCAAGCTTACACTGAGCAACCGACTTATAATCGGTATTGGTGGCCCGTACGTCGAAGCTAGGGCGGTTGGCCGTCACTAAAGTCGTTACATGCTGGCACAGGCCTCGGTAATCATTTATCATGATGTTGTTTAGCTGGCCCTGAGAGCCGGCCTTCTGTAGTCCCGTGGATGCGCCATTGCGTCCGAAGTACGTGTAGAAGCTTTTCTGTACTCTAGAAGTTACTCCCATATCCCATAACTGCTGGTAGAACTCTTCCACCTTCTCATTGAGATCGTCCAATCTAGCCTCTATGGCAAAGTATTTATCCACACGTCCTCCTTTTATCTAAATGCTTTAGCCAGCTTTCTTGCGTTGGCTGACTTATGTTTATTTTCTGGTACATACCAATAACTGTGCGGGTCAATAGCTGGGTCCGCAATCGGGTTGCGATTAAAATTGACATTCCTAATCAAGTACAAGAGGGCGTCAATCAAGTCACTGTGACCCAGCTCGGCGCTCCTTGCATAATCCCTGCGCCCTGATGCCGACACCTTCCACTGCGAGTAACGCAGCTGCGTAAGTAAGTTGACGCAGGACTCATGTATTCTGATACGTTTTTGCTTAAGGAATATACGTAGTTGGTTAATCTGTGCTTCCTTGTTATCTTTCTGAGTAGGAACGAATTTCAGACCGTGCATATCTTTTAGATCCTTAATGAGACGCAAGTCGATATCGCTAACTCTCTTTGTCGGAGGTAGCGACCCCCATAACTCACGCTCAGCGGTATGAATGGCTGATGCAATCTCCTCGGTGTTGTTACCAGATTCACAGTACTCTCTTTCGATGTATAACGTCGCCTCTGGATAATTGTAGTAGCCGAACAGAATTGCTGTATTGTCTGCAAACCCAGGATCGAGCGCCACATACCTGTCTGGCACGAAGTTAAGTACCTGCTTACCACGATATACTATCTCACTCTTAAGCTCCTCAGTAAACTCAGGTATTACTGAATCTTCGTTCAAGAAAATTAATTCACACAAATATTCCCGACGAAAAATCTCCGAGTCCCTTCCTCCGGCCTCCGCCTCAAAGGCCTCGATCATCTTCGGCGTGAATCTCTTACAGTCGTAAATAGTGCGCTTCGTCAGCGCCTTATCTTTTTCGGCCTTAGCCAAAAAACGGACGAAGTCATGTGATGAGCTTCTTGGAGGAGTAGAGCTCAGCAGACCTCGTCCGCCTCTCTGAATAATCATTGGGTTTAGAATTTCTCGTACAAGTACTTCCAGCTTACTTATAAAGCCTGCCTCATCAATGACCCAGAAGTCGGCGGCCTGTCCTCGAAGATCATCACCCCCGGTAGAGTCAACCCCATGGAGTAAGATCTCGGAGCCATTAGAGAATTTATATCTGTTCTCGTGTACTCGCCACTCCGGCCTCAAATCGTCTGGGCACGTAGATAGTATTTCTCTAAATAGTGGCAGCACAATATCTCGTGCGCT